CAAGATGCGCATCATCTCTGATTCGTTGCCGGGATGTGCGCTGCGGGTTTCCACTTCGCGGGCCTTGTCATAGGCGCGGAGTTGCACTACTTTAGCTGCAAATGCTTCTTGTGTATTGGTCATGCCGCAATGGTGGCATTAAATGAGCAAGTCTACAATGCTGCCATTATTCAATCTGGAAACTACTTATCACGGCGCGTGATTGTCACCGCGTCACAATATTCGATCCTAAACTTTTGCCGGTTGGCGCATACCGTACAAATCCGATACCGCACCGCGCCCGCAATGTTGCCGTAACACTTCATCGACGGACTGCCGCACTTATCGCAACGTGGCAATACTTCAATTGCTTGATATTTGCTCATATTACAATCACTCCTACGTTTTCGCCTGAATAGTAGTTGTCATCACTTGTCGCACCAGCCCACGCCATCACAAGCGCAACAGGGCCATCAATCTTGTACTTGATGTTTCTAAACGCCTTAACCATCTTGATGTTTTGGTCCATGTCGTATGTCACCTGTACATTGCCCATCATCCAATCCATGATCGGGTGTGCGTTGTGCTCTATCTCGCAACCCATGATTGCGATTTCTAGACTCTTTGTTGGTGGGGATAAACTGCGCTTTCCTTGCGATTGCTCAACCATAACGATTCCATCGTTCGCCAAATCAGAAACAAGGTTGCTTGCGTTGTATGGGTCAAATCGAATTTCTTCAATGTCGAACTTATCCGCAAGTGCTAAGATGTGTTGGCGGACTTCTTGATAGTTGCACCGCACACCATCAGTTAACTGTAGCAGGTTTTCGTCTGCCCATTCGGTGTATGGTGCGCCGTGCTGATCTTGCAGCTCGTTGATGTTTTCGCCCGGCAGCCAGAAGTAGGAAAGCACGCGCCATTTCTCGCCGGGGAATAAAAGCACAAGCGCGTTCATGTCGTTTGTGCTGGCAAGGTCCAACCCGCCATAGCACCGCTTACCGAGTAGGTCAATCTCTGAATACTTACGCGCCTGCGAATTCCACCGCGACATATCCATCCATCGGTTGAAACCGCGCACCCAAATATTGAGATGGTACCGCTTGAACTGGTCCATCTTCGCGCTGTTGATTTGCGCGGCAAGGTGAATTTCTTTGATGTGCTCTGCGTATACCGTCTGGTTAATAGACGGGTTGGCGCGTATCCATGATTGTTCATCATTGGAATCGGCCTTTTCGCCAGCCGTATAACACAGACTGAAGAATGACGGGTCAAAGGCTGAACCTTCGCGTATCTGTTGACCACGCTGCCATTCTTCCCAGCCGATACAAAGCGGGTCGTACACGCCAGCGGTGGACATGCTCAGGAATAACGGCTGTTCACGGGCAATCTGCGAACCAGCAAGTGTATCCCAAAGCACTCGGGTACGCTGTACGTGCAGCTCGTCGAATAGAATCAGGCTGGCGTTAATACCTTCGTGCAGCGTGGCCTCTGCGGATAGGGCCGCGAACTTGCCCGCGTTAGCCGGATACAGAATCATTTTCTTGGAGTTGACAAAGCGCAAGCGGTCTGCCATCGGTGCGCACGCCTTAGCCATGCGGCTGGCTTCGTCGTAAATGATGCTGGCCTGCTGTCGGTCACCGGCGGCGGTGTAGACTTCCGGCCCTGCCTCGCCGTCTTTCATTAGGTGGTAAAGCGCAAGGCCGCTGGATAGCGTAGACTTGCCATTCTTCTTGGCAATCCAAAGCCCACCACGAGAAGCATTTGCAGCTAAAGTAGTGCAACTCCGCGCCTATGACAAGGCCCGCGAAGTGGAAACCCGCAGCGCACATCCCGGCAACGAATCAGAGATGATGCGCATCTTGCTTGGCACAAATTGCAAGGCGGGCATATCCGTTAATGAATATTCCGCGCTTGCATCGCCTGCTGTGCTTGCGGCTGTTACAAATATTCAACAAACCATCGCCATGCTTCCTTGTAACGTCTACCGGCGCAATGATGACGGTAGCAAGGTACGCGAAGCTAACCACCCGATTGAGCAAGTTTTTAAGCGCGAATGGAACGCGGTGCAGACCGCTTATGACGGCAAGTGCGTATTCCTTGCCAACCTGATTCTGCGCGGGCGTGCCTATGCGCAACAGGTACGCACTAATGGCGGTGCACTGTCTGAGCTTTGGAACCTATCAGCGAACCGCGTTGAAGTCACGCGCAAAGACCGCGAACTGATATTTGAGATCAAGCAGGACGACAACCAGAAGAAGCCGATACCGCGTGACGAAATATTCTACGTCAACGGATTTCGGCTTGAAGGTTGGGAAGGTCTTTCCCCCGTCCAGCTTGCAGACCGCGTAATCGGAATCGGTCTAGCCCTCGACTATTTCAAGCGCACATTCTTCCAGAGTGGCGGGAATATGCGCATGGCTTTGGAATTCCCCGGCAGGCTGCGCCCTGATGACGTTACGCGCATCAAGGATAATTGGGGCGTTCTCTACGCTAACGATACCGACCCTTCCCGCGTGGCTGTGCTGGAGAATGGCGCAACTGCAAAGGTGATCGGCGTATCTCCCGACCAGATGCAGATGACGGAAGCGAACATCAGCCACGTTCAGGATGTTGCCCGTGTATTCAATATCACGCCGGGCCGTGTGCATGAGCATAGCAACTCCACATTGACCAACGTTGAACACCAAGCAATTGAGTATGTGCAATACACCGTTGGGCCGATAGTCTCTAACATCGAAGCCGCAATCAACATGCAGCTTTTCACGCCAGCAGAAAAGGCGCAAGGCTACTTTGCAGAATTCAACATGGAAGGATTGCTGCGCGGCGATACGCAATCCCGATTTACGGCCTATGGTCAAGCAATCAAAGACGGATGGATGACTCGTAATGAAGTGCGCAGCCGTGAAAACCTTGATTCTATTGAAGGTCTTGATATGCCATTGATGCCGCTGAACATGGCACCAATTAACGAAGATGGCAGCGTAGACAACAATGATGCAGATACTAACACGCAAGACGCGATCTAGTTTTCCAGATTGAATAGTGCAGGCATTTACATTGCGTGCAGTAAATGCGATAAAGGTTAACATGAGTAAACAACACATCTATTGCGATGCAGAATTCCGCGCCGATAATAACGGCGATGGCGGGATGCGTCTGTCTGGATACGCGGCGGTATTCAACAGTGAAACGACTATCGGCGGCATGTTCCGCGAAGTAGTCAAGCCGGGCGCGTTCAAGAAAACCATCAAAGACAAAGCCGATGTGCGCGCACTGTTTAATCACGACTCCAACATCGTACTTGGCCGCACCAAGAACGGCACACTTACATTAGCGGAAGATGACAAAGGGCTGCGCATTGACATCGACCTGCCAGATACGCAGCAGGCAAAAGACCTATACCGACAGATTGAACGCGGCGACATCGATCAGATGTCCTTTGGCTTTAATGTAGTCAAAGACTCATGGACCCGCGCACAAAGCGAAAATGAATTACCGCTCCGCGAATTGCGTGAGCTTCGACTATTCGACGTATCGCCGGTCACATTCCCGGCATACGCAACCACAGAGATACAGGCCCGTAGCCTTGTTGAATCGGCTGGTATATTGCAGTCGGAAAGCACTCCAGAGCCGGAGGCCGATATGGTCAACCACTCACCAGAGCCGCAAGACCCGCATCTTGAGCGAGCCGCGAAACTGATTGAACTGGAAACCGAACTACTGGAGATAGAATTATGACTATCAAGGAAATGAACGAAAAGCGGGCTGCGCTAGTTGCACAGTCCCGCGCAATTCTGGAGCGTGCCAACTCTGAAGGCCGCGCCATGAGCGATGAGGAGAAAGCCAACGATACGCGCATTTGGAATGACATCCAGAGCTTGCGCGAACAGGCTGACCGACTCAAGAGCATCGAGGCCAACGAGGCTGAACTGAATCAGCGCAGTGCCGATCCTGTCACCGCTGATGCGCCTGCCACGGCTGGTAAGCCCGCGAATCTCCGCGCAAGCGATGAATACCGCGCTGCGTTTAACGGCTACCTGAAGACCGGCGTTATGGACCACGCTGAAGCGCGTGCCGTCCTTCAGGCCGACAGCGACACGGGCGGCGGATACTTCCTGCCCGAGCAGATGACCAGCAACATCATTCAGGCTTTGGATAATCAGCTATTCTTCCGCACGCTCGCCACCGTCATTCAGGTCAACGGCAGCAATTCCGTTGGTGCGGTTGCGCTTGACGCTGACCCGTCCGATGCGGAATGGACCGGCGAAATCTCCAGCACCTCGCTTGATACCACGATGGCTTTCGGCAAGCGCGAACTTAACCCGCGCCTGATTGCCAAGCGCATCAAGATCTCGCAGAAGCTGCTACGCAACCTGCCAAGCATCGAATCGTTTGTGCAGTCCCGCCTTGCCTACAAGCTGGCCGTTCCGCAGGAAAACGCATTCTACAATGGCACCGGCGCCAATCAGCCGCTTGGCGTGTTCACGGCGTCTGACAATGGCATCCCGGCTTCTGCCACGTATGACATTTCCACCGATAACACCAGCACGGCTATCACGGCTGACGGCCTGAAGAATGCCAAGTATGCGCTTCCGGCGCAGTATCGCCGTGGTGCCTCGTGGCATTTCCACCGTGACGCCATCAAGATCATTTCTAAGCTGACCGACGGCCTCGGCGGCTACTTGTGGCAGTCTGGCATCGCGGCTGGCGACCCCGACCGTCTGCTTGGCTTGCCGGTGTACGAATCCGAGTACGTGCCCAACACGTTTACCACCGGCCAGTACGTCGGCATCCTTGGCGACTTTAAGCAGTACTACATTGCCGAGTCGCTTGGAATGAGCGTGCAGCGTCTCACTGAACTGTATGCCGAGACTTCGCAGGTCGGTTACATCATCCGCTCCGAGGTTGACGGCATGCCCGCTCTTCCCGCCGCATTCCGCCGCGTAAAGCTCGGCTAATCCCCACAACAGAAAAGGAACAGAAGCAATGAATCAGCTTTTCCGCAACGTACTCCCGAAGCTGGTGGTGACTCCCACCGCTGGTGCGGCTGGTACGACCGACATTGAATCGACCATCGTTGATACCGCTGGATTTGGCGGCTGTGCATTCGTGGTCCAGCTTGGCGCAATCACGACCGGCGCGGTCACTTCCTGCTACGTCCAGCAAAACACGGCAAATAGCACGAGCGGCATGGCTACCCTTGCCGGAACGACCGTGACGATTGCCGATGATGACGACTCGCAGTACGTTGTCATTGACTGTGCCCATGCCACCGAACGTTATCTTCGCCTCGTGGTTGACCGTGGCACGCAGAACGCGGTTGTGGCGGCGGCACATGCCTACCTCTACAACCCGCAGGTTGCGCCCGTCACCAACAGCGATACCGCGCTGCACTCTAATACGTTCGTCATCAGCCCCGCTGAAGCCTAACCATTCCTCCGCTAGGGGCTGGCTGTCTCGTCCGCAGCCAGCCCCGCTATACAACCTAAAGGAGCCATCACATGGCAGCGAATACAGACATTTATTTTTCTCAGGGTGGACGCAGCCTGAATATTCATGGCTCTGAGGCCCGGCGCAAGCTGGTAAGCCTTACTGCCGATGGCGCGAACTTTGGCGGTAGCGGTGCGAATGCGGAAGCGGTTATCGGTTCTGGCACTATCACCATTCCGGCTAACACGCTTGCGGCTGGCGATGTTGTCAAATTCTCCGCGCATGTTGCCATCCCCACCACAGTTTCGACTGACACACTGCGTTTGCGTGTGCGCGTTGGTGGCTTGACTGGCACGGCGATCTACGACAGCACTGCCGTTGATGTTGCCAACAATGACCTTATATACGTTACCGGCGAAATAACCTTCCGCACGGTTGGTGCTACTGGCACCGCACTTGCGGTAGTTGGTGGATACGCCACCGTCGCCGGTACCGCTGGACCGATTGACACGGCTGCAACGGCCATTAGCTCGCTTGATACCACTGCGGCGTTGACTGTTGTGGTGACGGCTGTTTGGTCCACGCAGAATGCCAACGTTGCCAAGCTGCAACAGCTTAACGGATACCTTAACTAATGCTTGTCGAACTGAAAAGCAGATACGCATGTGAGAGTGGTAATTTCGGCGTTGGGCAGGTGCTTGACCTGCCCAACCCCGATGCCGCAGTGTTGATTGCCGCAGGGTACGCCGTGCCGGTAAATATCGACATTGTAGATGATGGCGGTGAATCATTATCTATGGCGCAGCTTGCGGCTGAAACCGCAATAGATCAGGAAGTGGTAGAGATTGCAGATGCCCGTCCGGCCTACAAGCCGCGCAAGGGTGCTAAGTGAAAACAGAGCTTGTCACAGGTCCGTCTGTAGAACCGCTAACCGTGGCTGAGGCCAAGGCGCATTTGCGGGTAGACCATACCAGTGATGACACCTATCTTGAAAGTTTAATCAAGGCCGCACGGGTGGCTTGTGAAAATCACCAGAACCGCGCCTATATCACGCAAACGCGCAAGCTGTACCTTGATGACTTCCCTTGCAATTGCCGCTACATCGAATTGCCATACGCGCCACTACAGAGCGTTTCATCTATAACCTATTACGATGTAGACGGCAATTCGCAAACATGGTCTAGCTCGCTTTATCAAGTGGACGCCAAGGCAGAGCCGGGCGTTGTGATGCCGGTGTATGGCGAGGACTTCCCAGAGGCCCGCGAAGAAAAACTAAACGCGGTGACGATCACCTATGTTTGCGGGTATGGTGCAACAAGCGCAAGCGTGCCAGAGACTATCCGCCATGCAATGCGGTTGATGATTGGCGACTTTTACAACCAGCGCGAAGATACCGTGATCGGCAACATTGTCAACACCATGCCGCGTGGCGTTGAAGCATTACTTATGAACGACCGAATAGTAAACTTAGAGGACATGAATCAATCATGGAAAAGCGCAAGGTCAAGGTACTAATTCCGTGGACGCCGGAAGGGTTTAGCCATCGCGTGATGGTGGAGCGTAACGGCAAGCCGGTGATTGAAACCCGCTTCGACATCTGCAAGCCGGGTGATGTTATAGAGATCCCCGCCGATGTTGCCGAGCGTGCAATGGGGCGCATTGTTGGCCCTGCTAGTGCGCATGACAAGGTGACAAAGGTTGCGCAACATGGAGCGTTGATTGATGCCAAGAGCGGGACTGAAAAACAGAATACTGTACCTGCAAAAGCCGACGAGGGCAATTAGCACCACGAGTGGCGAGCCGTCCGAATCGTGGACGAATGTAGGCTTTGTATACGCAGAAGTGATGCCAAGCACTGGCACCGAGACAGTTGAAAACGGACAGAATAGCGCGGCGATGAAATACAAGATCCGCGTCAACTATCGGCCTGACATTACGACTGAACGGCGGTTCCTGCTTGATGGGTTCCCCGGTCAGTTGAATGGCGCGATAACGACAGAGACAACGATTGCTGTAGATGATTCCAGCTTCGCTCTATTCAAGCAAGCACGGCGGCTGCGGGTGTTACGGATAGATGATGAGTTGATGACCGTAACCGGCATTAGCTCAAACAACATAACCGTTGCGCGTGCGCAGTTTGGAACGACACAAGCAAACCATGCGGATAATTCCCGCGTGATTCTGTATCGACAGTTGAATATCGAAAGCGTCTATGACCCAACGTCACGGCGGCAAGACTTGATCTGCGAATGTGTTGAGGTGTCGTAATGGCAGACCTGATTAAGTTCAAGTTTGTAGGCGGGCAAGAGTTAGACCGCGCACTAATGCGGATGGACCGCAAGGCAGCGCGGAATACTATCACTCGTGCGATGCGGCGAACGCTTAACCCGTTCAAGATGCGGCTGCAAGACAAAGTCCGCAGCGACCTTACTACCATGAACGCACAGGCCCGCGCCATTTACGCCAAGCAGATATACATTAGCTATCGTGTGCAGCGTGGCGGTGTGATTGCTGGATTGATTAAGACGCGCAACAAGGTGGTTGAAACGCCAAACGGGCGCGCTAGGTTTTCCAAGTTGGCGCACTTGTTTGAAGGTGGCGTAAAGCCGCACAAGATTAAGCAGCCCAAACGTAAGCGCACATTGAATCATCCCGGTATCCCTGCTAAACCGATATGGTCCCGCTCATTTGATGAAATGGCCGAAAGAATGGTAGGTACGTTCCGCGATCACATGTTCAACGAAATAGCCAAAGAATGGAATAAGAGCAAGTAATGGCGTTTCTACATCCAGAGTTTGCAATCCGAAAGCTGCTACGCGATGCGGCTGCGGTGGTTGCTGCGAACAACACAGAGAATACGGTGTGCTCTGTTGATGATGTTCCGCGTGATGTAGAGATGCCATTTGCCACCTATCAGCGCATACAGGGCAGCACAGAGCACCACATGGGCGGCGTGACGGCAAGCGGATTGATGATGGGCACAACGGAAGTAACAGCATTTGCAGAAACGTATGACAGCGCAATGACATTGGCAGACGCGATTAGGGTGACACTAGACGGCGCAGAGCCGGTGACGATAACCATAGGCAGCAACTCGGCAACGTTTGAACGGCTACATCTTAGCCGCGAAGAGGTTGACGTAGTAGACCCCAAAGACGCTAGCGATAGCAGGGTGTTTACAGTAACGCAAGAATACGAATGGTCCGCAAGGGCTTAACAAGGAGATACCGATATGGCTGGATCAGCACTTGACGGAACCGGAGCAACAATCACTTTCGGAACGTCCACGTTTGCGGCGGAGCTTCTGGATCTTAGTTGGGACGGGCGCACCCGCGATGCCCTGAAAAGCACGCATATGGGCACGACCGGTAGTCATACCTATATCCCTGCGGATTTGGTTGACGGCGGCGAATTGAGTGCTACGTTCCACTTCAACTGCACCGATGCTACTGCTACGCTTTTGGGTAACGCGGCTGAGACTATTACTGTTGGGTGGGCTTCTGGCCGCTCGTGGGCCGCGTCGATGTTCTGCACTGAGATTACCGCGTCCGCGAAGATTGGCGAAGTGATGCAGCAGACTGCCAAGTTTAAGGTTGCTGGCGCCATCACTGAGGACACCACCGCATGAGCGATTTACGCGATAAGATTCTTGCGTTCGATGACCGCACGCATGAGGTTGTCAACGTGCCTGAATGGGGCGTGGACGTGAATGTCTACACCATGACGGCCCGCGACAAGACACGCATCGAAAAGTCTTTCATGGCGGAAGGCGGCGTGGCAGATGATGTGTACGCCAAGATTGTGCAGATGTGCGTATGCGATGAAAACGGCGTGCGCGTGTTTACCGACAAGGATGTTGAATCATTGCAGGATAAGTCCGCGCCTGCCATCTCTCGTATCGCCAAGGTTGCCATGCGCCTTAGCAAGTTGACCGATTCCGATGAGGCATTAGCGGAAAAAAACTAAGAGATAATCCAAGGTGGCTAGGGCGGCATCGTCTCGCCCTAGCCCTTGGCAAGACACTTGAAGAAATAGACAATATGCCTGCCGATGAGTTCGCTGATTGGCAGGCATACTTTCAGGTAGAGCCGTGGGGCACGCATGGCGTTGAAGTGATGATGGCGCAGTTGTGCCAAGCGGTAATTGCGACAAGCGGCAACCAGCCCCGCGATATGGTGGAATACATGCCGTTCATCAAGCACCGCGAAAGGCTGCTAGGTTCAAAGGCACTGGACAGCGAGACGTTGTACAAAAAGGTGACCGAGCAAATGAACGGAATCGGCATAAGGGTTGTGAACGATGGCTGATACCAGAACCCTAACAGTATCCCTAAAGGCTGAAACGGCGTCCTTGAAGAAAGGGCTTGCCGACGCTCGCAATCAGTTTAGCCTTTTGCAGAAGTCATCGCAGAGCACGGCGAATGTTTTAAATGCTGCGTTTGCTGGTATAAGCCTTATCGCATTGTCCAATGGTATCCGGTCGGTTGTGAGTGAGTTTAGCGAAACCGCAACGATGATCGAAGATACCAAACATCTTGCCGATGCCATAGGCGCGACTACGGAAGAGATTCAAGTCTTGCAGCGGGCGGCTGGATTGGCAGAAGTGGATATGGATATGCTCGGGCGCAACGTCAAGATGCTGACAAAGAATCTTGGCAACGCCAGCCTTGGAACCGGCCCTGCTGCTGACATGCTCGATATGTTGGGTATGAGTGCAAACGAGTTGATCCGTATGCCGCTGACTGAGCAATTGACCGCTATCGGTGAACGAATGCAGACGCTAGGCTCCAGCGCACAGCGCGTGGCAGTTGCAACGGCGTTGTTTGGCAAGTCTGGCACTGACATGATTCCTTTCCTTATGCAGAGTTCTCAAGGACTGCGAGATTTGCAGACCGAGATGATTGCAACCGGAGAGGTGTTCAGCGCGACAGATGCCGCGATGGTTGATGAGATGGGCGATTCCGTGACTATGGCATGGGGCGTGTGGAACGCATTCAAGAATCAAATTGTTGTGCAGGTTGCTCCAGCAATCAAGTACATCGCAGACCTTACACGCGAATGGGCGCAGTCTACGGATGGCGCGGTAAAGAGCATGGTTAGTGATAGCCTCATGCGATTGGTTGACGGCATCGCGTATGTCATAGACTCGATCTACAAGATGCAGGCTGTGTGGTATGGCTTAAAGGCTGCTGTATTGCTTGTCGCCACGAGCTTTATATTCGCGTTCAAGGCTGTGAGCAGCACGATTAGCCTTGTCATGACCGGCATTCAGGAAGCGTCTTTCCGTGTTCTTGGAACCATTGGCGTTGCAATCGACAATCTGACTTCCTCGCTTGCTGAGTTGGGGAATATGGTCCCCGGCTTTGAAGGCATGAGTGGCACCAATTTTGGTGCGACTATGCAGAAGTATGTGGAGATGGCGAAGAATGAGCGAGAAAAAGCATGGAACAATTGGGGCGGCGGTAATGACCCATTCCTAAAGAGCTTTGCACAAGACAGCGCAGACGCACTCGCTAAGAGCCAAGAGCTTTGGGCAAAGAAGTCTACGCTAGGCGCACAGTTTAAAGAGATGGCGAGCGGCGTGCTTTCTGAGCAGATAGATTCCCCGATGAAAGCGGTGTATGACGATTCGCTTGATATCTTGCAAGAGGAAGAAAAGATCCGCGAAGGCATAGCGGACACAATGAAAGAAACGGCGGACTACGCCAAGGAAATCAAAGACTTTGGCGAGGGCACGAGTTACCGCACTGGCGAGTATTCCCCGCGTGTTGGCGGCGTGACTGGCGGCGTTGGCGGTGTAGGTGCTACGAATCCCGTAGGCATGTCTGCGGCGGGTGCTACGGCGTCTAGCAGAGGAAACGCAAGCACGGGCGCGGATGGCAGCATACCGCTGTTACAGGGCATCCTAGACGCCACGAGAATGACGGCAATGAACACAGGACGGCAGCAAGTGCCGGTGTTAGGATAATCGCATGGCAGCAAGCGTAATCATCGACTACAAGCAGGGCGGCGCGAAGTTCACGGAAGAGTCCGGCGCGGCTGCGGACTTTCAGCGCACGCTGCTTGTCACTGGTTTGACGGCTGGCACGACCAATCCGTTGGCGGCGCGCATCGATGAGGCGCGGACGGCAGTTAACGCGGCTGGATTCTCGCACGGTGCTACGACATCGCTTGATAGCAATCTCCGCGTGGTGTCGCAAGAGTATTCAACGATAGAGAACGACAACTCCAAGCTGATTTGCACCGTCACCTACAAAGCGTTAAAGGATACCATACCGCCGCTTGGCACATGGGTTCCGGTGTTGTCTGGCACGCTGAACCAGATCCAGACGGCGAAGGATTTGCTTGGCTTCCCGATTACCGTTAGCCATACGTTCGACACGGACGATCCGAATTGGGCAGGGCAGACAGTGACGCAGGGCGCGAAGGTTAACCAGTTTCGGCCATTGGTGGAGATTACCTATCGCGGCTTGATGAATCCTGCCAGCATGTTCAACGCGGTCACAAAGTACCTTGGCAAGACCAACAGCGCGACTTGGCTTTACGGCGCGCCCGGTCGGTGGTTGTGTACCGGATTCACTGCGGAGCGGCATGACGTTGACAGCAATCCTGACTTATGGCTTTGCGAGGTGACGTTCCAAGCCGATGGGTTTAGGTGGACGCAGACCGCGGTATTCGTTGACCCTGCCACAGGCAAGGAACCTGACAACCTTGTAAACGGCGTGGGCATCAAGGAGATTGTGACGCAGTACGGGGTGGACTTCAACGAGCTAATCCCTAGCAACTAAGGCGGCTTGCATCATGGCAATCGGACCATCATATAAATCACCGCGCAAGGGGCAGGCGTTGACGGCGAAGGGGTTGGATGCAAACATCGTTAAAGGCCCACAGCGCGGCATGGCGGTATCTGGCAATGCGGACTTGCGGCGTTTCCAAGACGGGTTGTCTGTAGACTTGCCAGATAGCGGCGGGGTTGCGGGCGCGTCGAATTACTTCCGGTGGGCGCAGATTATAAGCGTGTCGGAAGATTACCTTGTCTGCAAGGCGTTCAACGTGATTGCGGGCACCACGGCGGGTGATAACTTCAACGTTGCCAAGCCGTACCTATTGCAGCAATGGCCGTTTGACGGCGAGTCGATAACCTACATTGACGGCGAGACGGTGACATACACGAAAGACGCGACGAATCCAGAGTACAAGCGCAACCATGACAACGGGTCAATCACGGGCGACTTTATCATCACTCCCAATTATTTCATTGGAGAGCAAATCATAATCATGAAGATCCCCACCTACATCAACGGCACCATATACAATTGGGTAGAGCTTGCGATGGGTAGGTATTGGGCGTCCTAATGGCGATACAAGGGTTTAGCGGTAGACGGCTTCAAGGGCTGACTAGGGTTTTGCAAGCCTTCGGTAGTGTTGGGTGTTTTTCTTATTTGCGAAATGAATCTTACAACACGTCTGCATCTTACAGTTTTACTGATATTCAAAATTCTGTAGACGTTTATGATGGGAACATTTATTTTGCAAATTGGGACTATTCAAATTCTACTGGGTTTGCGGTGGGTGGATTGCATGTATTTGCCTTAGAAATTTCCGGATCCGGAATTGGTGATATAAATATTGGTGAACCAGAAAATTTGCCATCAGTCCCTGCCCCATTGTATCCAGCCCTAATTCGCGGATCTGGGACGGAGTATCTTTCTGTTGCTAGGCATGTTTCTGTAGACGATTCTGGAATATACATTGTCAGCATTCAAGATACACCAACGCAAGAATATATACAGCTTTCCACTTTTAACCACGACTTTACCTACAATGCAGATTCAGGGCAAACAACGTATGACGCTTCTGCATCGGATGCGCAAAGAAAACCAGAGTCTATTGATGCGGCGGATGGATTGCTTTATACCGTTAGTCGGGATGGGTATGTTTACGTTTATGATTTTGAGACGCTAACCACGCAAGACAGTTGGACTGTCCCAGATGGAACCACATCCAATAAGCATAGCATTTCCGTTTGGGATGACAAAGTTTATGTTATGCAAACAGAAAGCAGCGATTCGCCTAAATACTGCAAAGTATACGTTTATGAACTTGATGGCACTGCATACGATAATTTTGAGATACAGCGAAATTCAGCTGGAACGTTTTTTGTCAGTAGCCATTTGTCTATGACTGTTAATTCTGGCGTGATATACTCGACTCAGTTTGGATATCAGCAACAGAACACAATCGACGGCACGTTTATTTGCAGTACGCAATACACAATTGCTAACAATTTGGTTGGCAATATCCAAGCCTACTACAACAGCGAAATTTTCCTACAAAACGGCAAAGTAATCACACCATGAGCACAACCCTTTCCCCACCAACGAAAGTATCCTCCGGCGTATGGCGGTACGCATGGACCGGCACCGCGCCGTATAGCGTGTTTGATTACAGCACGTATGATTTCACGTTGCGCGACTCCGACGACACGGAATACTTCGCGTCAAATGGTGGCACCGTAGAACCGCAGGCCATTGAAGTGTTCGACAGCACCGAAACGTCCGCCAACGCGAAGGGTGTGCTATACCCTGCCAAGATTACCCTACAATGGCGCGGATACGCATATGCCGATTACTACGACATCCAGCAAGAAACCACCACGCCAAACACATACGCCACCGTGCAGACGTACACGGAAGATGGCAGAGGATACTACCAATACACCGCAGCAAAGCTAACCGATGACGTAGGCACCGGCTCCTATCGCATCATCACTGTTGACAAATCCGGCGCGGTCGTCAATACTGATTTCGAGGCGGTCATCATTCGCAATCCAAACCCGCCCGAATTGACATATACCTACAGCGCAGGCACCGGACTGCTTACCATTGCGGCGGCTTAATACATGGCACAAGCCTATACACGCGGCGACAGTCTAGGCGTTTACCAGACTAAGACCACGACAAATACCGCAAACCTCGGCGGGTATAGGTCAATCGTTGACCTATGCTCGCAGCGGTTCCTTGTCACCACGCCACACCCGCAAATCGCCATTCTCGCAGCAAGCGGGTACAACGGCGCGGGAACCGGCAAACTCGCAGCCGCGTCTACCGGCTCGCTCACTTGGACACCACCCGGCGCGACCATCGGAACCTCCGTCACCATTGCCGCGAATCAGGTAAAGCTAATCGAAGGCGCAACGGCTTCGAAGTGGATCCGCGTCTTCTGGGATGGCGACTACTCCACGGCCACGCTTGGCGGGTATGACGACATCCAACTCATGCCGGGTGTGTTCGACCAAACCGGAAGCGCACCGGGCACGAGCACGTACACCGGACTCATGCTCACAAACCAGTCTGCACTATCGCAGGACATCACCGCGATCAAAATGTGGATTGGCACGCTAGGCACGCAACGCACTACGGGCACGGCGCAGCTTTCCGGCTCCGGCTCTGGCACCATCACCACAGCGACCGCCAACGGCTTTGCAGACTGGCCCGCGCAGGGTTGGGCGCACATCAAGACAAGCGGCGGCACCACGCGGGAGATTGTCTACTACACTTCACGCACCGCTACAAGCCTCACAGTACCATCAGGCGGGCGCGGGTTGCTAGGCACGAGTGCAACCGCAGGAAGCGCAACCGACACCATAGACGCCATTCCCGGCGTCCGAATCGGCAAAGAGACGGCAGACTCCGACAACAAGATACAGACAATCGCATCCGCAACCACGGCACCGACCGGCATAACTTGGAACACGGGCATCACATCCGCAACCGGACTATCCATCACCACGCTTGCATCGTCGGTTAATGCTGGTTTGTGGTTGAATGTGGATATTCCAGCCGTTGCCACCGGATACCACGGCCACGAGTTGCCTGTCCAGTTTGAATTCACGGTCGGTGGCTCGACTTTCTACAACACGTTAACCCTGCTGTATCACGTGACCAATTCCAGCGAGGACCGATACGAGCTATTTGCGGGCGTGGACGCCAACCCCACGCTTACCGGCTCAGCTTCGACCACGAGCGCGACTCTGCCGTTCACCTACGCGCTATCGGCTCCGCCTTCCGGCACACGTGAACACCGCATAACCGTTCGCAAGCGTAACGAATTTGGCCTGTCATCGCTCAACACGCGATACCACAGCATATTCGTAAACAGCGCAGGCGCGAATGTTGGCACCGGACTGACGGCACCGGAGAATACCACCCTTGTCAACATCGGCAACGGCGAACTCCGCATAACGTCTGCCTATCCCTACACCGCAGACAGCTCGCCAGCGGACAAGTGGTATCTCTATGCGAGCGACGATGGCACCGACCCGCTACTCGGCACACCCATAGAGATTGCCAACATTGCAGAGCCGGACGGCATCACGGGACGGTCTTACCTGACCTACGACATAAGCGGCTTTGAGTGGAACATGACGGCAAAGATTGTGCTGCGCGTGTTCCGCGATTCCGACAACGCCGAAAGCAATAACACCACCGTCATCACCACGGTTGTGGATTCCAGCGCACCGGCACAGCGGCTAGTTGACCAAAGCGCCAACGGCACGTACGGCATAAGCCAATCCGACATTACCACCACCACCACGCATAGCGCGTCCCCATCCGTGACTACGGTAACGAGCATAGGCGAATCGCTGTTCAAAATTGTGAGCACCTACGTATTCCGCGCACTCGCCAAGGATGCAGATAACCTACGGCTATACGTGGACAGCGCGCTCGCATTTGTCAACGCGACAATCTCCGGCGCAGGCTCCGGCAACATCGAAGTGATAGACGCCAACACGGTATACTTGTGCGTTGGTGGCACGCGGCGGGCCAAGATTGACCTTGCCGCACTGACTATCAGCGCGGATACTTTCGAGTTTACCGGCATCATCGACGATTGCAACGACACCGGCCCTGTGTACGCCACGAATGGCAAACTCTACTTCGCGGTCTACAATCCGGCGCGTAGCCTTTGGGAACCGTACATGATGCTGGACGATACCGGCCTAATGACTTTCGGATTTGACGTGATACAAAAGGACACCTAACATGCCAAACATTTTCAGCGACTCGCAATTCAGCGACGACAAGGAAATCATTCTAGGCGATGGAAACGACTTCCGCATTGCCTACGACAGCGCAGACAACCGCTTGGAGATACGCGACTCCGCAAGCACGGTGATCGGGCATCTGTCCACGAGCGGCGTATTGACCGTTACAGGCGGGCTGGCAATTGGTAGCTCTGGCACTCACAAGCTATGGACGCTTGACGCTGACGCAAGCCGTATATTCCCTGACCCTGACGCGCCATGCGGCGGACCAACCGCACGAGCAATTACGAATTGCGACTTCTATACGCTGGACTTCGACGCGGCAACGGATGAGGTTGCATACCTAAACGTGTTCCTTCCACCGCAATACAGCGGCGGGCAGTTGAAACTTGAATTGTACTGGACCGCCTTATCTGGTTCCGGCGCGGTCGTTTGGGTGTGTGATATGAAATGCCTTGCCCATGATGCAGTCATCACCGCCGCAAGCCGTGCCACGCAGAGCGTAACGTCTACGCTCACAGCCGCCAACGATTTGCAGCGCACCGAATTTACCGTCACACCAAACGGCGCAGCAGCAAACACGTGGCTACAAATATTGATTCGCCGTGACGCTGATAACGGCTCTGATACGCTTGCCGTTGACGCCAACCTTATTGGCCTCAATTTGACGCAGGTACAGTAATGAACATCGCGGCCCTACTATTCACATTCGCGGCGTTGCCTAACGTCTTGCTGGTTGGCGATTCTGTCACCACGTATGGTTGGAGCACGTATGCACAGACAGAACTTGCGGGCGAGGCGAACGTGTATCGGTTGCCGGAGAATGCGCGGTACACAGGCTACTCGCTTGAGCACCTAGACGAATGGCTAGGTATGGCTGCGCCGTGGGATGTGGTGGTGGTGAATTGGGGCTTATGGGATATTGCGCAGGTACTCCCCGGCGATGCCTACCGCACGCCGATTGGGCAGTATGAAAAGAATCTGGACACACTACTGCGCA